GTGCTCAGACAAGAATAACAGAAGATAACATAATCAGAATAACAGAATAGATATGGCACTTTGGGAAGAGATACTGACAGCGAGTCAGGGAACATTGATAGTGAATGACACTACTGAAAAGACAATAGTTTATGATGCAATCTTTGTCCTTGAGGACACTGTATTTGCAAGCATCAAGGTAGGTGGTGTTGACATCAAAGCTCAGTTAATAACTACACCAGCAACAGCTGTAAAAGCTGGAGCAATGATCAGATGTACTGGAGCTAGAAAGTTTTCAGCTATTGACTTGACATCAGGATCTGTAGCTTTAATCTTGTAAGATGTACGGATACGGAATTTCAATGATATTCAATAGTGCAACTGCTGCCATTAAGGCTGTGGCTGATGCGCTATTCAACAGACTATCTGAGGATGGTATCAATAGAATGACAGAAGATAATATACAACGAATAACAGAATAAGACATGGGAGTAAAGATATCAGGCTTAACGGCCAAAGGGGCAACAATAGCAGACACTGATCTAGTAGAGGTATCTCAATCAGCTGGAGGTGGTTTATACACATCTCGCAGTGTAACTGGTGCCAACATCAAGGCATTGGTAACTGATGCCAATATGACTACTTCAGACATCACTACAAATGATGTAAGTACAGCGAAACACGGATTTGCACCAAAGGCACCAAATGATACTACAAAGTTTTTAAGAGGTGATGGAACGTGGGCAGTACCAGCATCAGGATCATCATCAGGCAGATTTGGTATAGCAGATTCAAACGGAGCATATACTTTTTATACTACATTATCACTTGCCATAACTGCTGCAAGTGCTGGTCAAACAATTGAATTTTTCACAGATTATACTGAAACTGGCAATGTAACTATCACACTTAAAGATGGTGTGAATATAAACGGCAATGGTCATACTTACACACATTCTCATGCAGCTGGAAACTCTAATACATTTCAAAATATATCAGGAGCAATATCTTGTGTAATTAGTAATTTAAGAGTAATACGTTCAGGCAGAGCCAATGGAACTACTGGTGATTATGTATTCAATGCAACTGTAAATGATTCACAATTCTTTTTTAATGGAGTTTTTATGGAATCAACATACGGCACTTGTGTGAATCTTGCAGGTACTACATTTTTATATAGACCACATTCAGGAGATTTATATGCAAAGGCTTATTTAACTGCAATTACAACTCAAGGTTCAATCACTGGATTTAAAGGTCAAAGCACTTCATCAGGCAGAGGTATCTATGGATTAGGGGGCAATATTGACCAATGCACTGGAATGTCAATATCAGGAAATGGAATAGATACAAACGGTACTTGCAATAATTCTTATGGATTTTCCACAAGTGGTATTGGGTTAGGTGTTGCTGGAACTTTTTCTAATTGTTATGGAAATAGTGTAACAGATAGAGCTGCTGATGGAACTGCATTTTATAATTGTGTACTTGTTTCTACAAGTGGGAACGGTGCAAGTAACGGAACATATAGAAACTGCACTATAATTTCATCAAGTGGATGGGGCGCATATCATTATTTGAATAACTTTGATAATTGTCATATACGTTCTGCAACTAATATTGCATCAGGTGGGGGATTTAGAGCAAGTTTCAGAGGCTGTACTGTTTTAAGTGAGTGGAACAATGCTGGTGGTCACGGCTTTGATATTGGTACTGATACTATCATAAATAATTGCAATATTACTGTAAGCAATACTAGTGCAAATTGTATATATAAAGGCAGTGCTGTAACTATTAAATATGCATCAAATGTCTTTGCTGGAGCAACTACAGCAGTAAATGCAAATGTCACACAAGGAATAAGTAATTCAGAAGATACAAAAGGTAACATCTTAATATAATGGAAAAATTAGATATAATTGAAACAACTGTTTATTGTTATAATGAGCAGTTTGAACTTGTTAAAATTTTAGATTTGTCTCAATTTCAAAATGTGGATTTTGATTATTTAAAAGACTCAAAACTATTTAGCTTTAATGTGAATATACCAATTAAACGAGTGGTTAAATTCACTGAAATAAATGATTTGAATACACAAGCAGATTTTGTTGAATATCCTTATGCAGATATGACACCTAAAGAGCAATCAGATTTTGATTCTTTTGTATCACAAGCTGAAGCATTATAATCTATTGTTAAAATATTAACTTTATGAAGGCTGGGTGACTAGCCTTTTTTTGAATATAGACATGGCAAATAAGGAAGCAGTATTTTCACTTAGAGTTGACACTGGCAACAGTGTACAAGATGTGCAATCATTTGACAAGGCAGTCAACAATCTGAATAAGGATCTGCAAGCAACACAGAAAACTGCGGCCTCAGATGCTGGCACAGATGCCTTTGCTGAGAAACTAGCGGAGCTGAATGCAAGAGTAGAAGCTGGAGGATTGAGCTTGAGAGAGATGACTCAAGTCATGAAGCAGTATCAGACTATTGCAGCTCAAGCTGGTGTTGAGTCACCAGTGGGAGATCAGGCAATCCGTAATGCTGCCGCATTGAAAGATGAGATAGGTGATTTGAAGGCACAAACTACAGCTCTCTCCTCTGACTTTGTGGGCCTTGATACAACATTAGCTGGGATTGATACTGGAGCAGCTATCTTTGGAGGATTTCAGTCAGCCATTGCATTGACTGGTGTAGAGTCTGAGCAATTGGTGCAGACAATGGTGAAGCTGCAAGCTGTGCAAGGTGTGGTGAATGCCGTTTCAACTGTTGCCAACAACTTGAATAAGGAGGCTATTCTAGGGATTCAGCTTAGGAATGTAGCACAGAAGATTCAGAATGCATTCATAGTTGAGAATACAGCAGTAACTACTGGTAATGCTGTTGCCACTACAGCCATGAGCACAGCACAGAAAGCTGCTGCTGTTGCTACCAATTTGGGAACATTGGCCATGAAAGCATTGAATGCTGTGATGAAAGCCAATCCAATATTCTTGATCATTGCTGCACTAGCTGCCATAGCTGGAGCCTTCATTGCGTTTGGTGACAATAGTGCTGAAGCTGCTGAGTCAAATGAGAAATTTAACAAGAGCCTAGACAACGGAAGGAAAGCTCTTGATGATTCATTCAGCGCATTGCAGAAATATACTAGCAACAGAATAGCTTTGATGAAGGCTGCTGGTGCAACTGATGAAGAGATCACTAAGGCCGAGATCAAGAATCTTGAGATACTAGCAAAGGCTCGCCAAGATGCAAGAGTAAAAGAGCAGTATGCATTCCAGAACTTACAGAAGAGATATCAGCAGATGCTGGATCAGGGAAATAAGGATGAAGCTGCTAAGATTAGAGAGCAACTGACTACATCAAGAGAAAGATATGTCAAGCTGGGCCAACAAGCCAAAGACTACTATGCAGACATCAAGCAGCAGAGAGCAATTGATGCAGCTGAGAATGTTAAGAAGGTACAAGATAACGCTAAGAAGGTAGCAGAGAACGCTGAGAAAGTACAGAAGGATCAAGCTGATAAGGCAAAGGCTGCTGCTGATAAGGCAAGAGAGCAAAGAAAGCAAGATCTTGCTAAGATAAAAGAGGTTGAGGATGCCTTCAATCTGTCAATGCTTTCCAATAAAGAACAAGAGATTGCAGCAGAACAGAAGAAATTTAATGAGGTTATAGCACTAGCAGTCAAGAACAATCAAGATACTACTACCTTGAGGCTGGCTTTGAAAAATTCTTTGAATGATATTGAGGCTAAGTATGCACAGATAGAGATTGATCTAGCTGATAAAACAGCCAAAGAAAAAAGAGATCTTGAGATTGAAACATTCAACAGAAAAGAAGCTCTCAGAAGGGAAGAGATTGCAACAGAAGAGGCTTTCTTTGATGAATACAATGCGGCTTTATTGACTGCTCAACAGACAGAAGAGCAAGCTGTCAATGACAAATACTTCAAACTGATTGAGGGTGCCAAACAATATGGCCTTGATATCACTAAACTAGAAGAGCAACAGCAACAAGAGATTAGTAAGATTCAGAACAAATACAACGCTGAAAGACTTCAAAAACAGCTGGACAATGCTCAGTTTATCTTTGACCAATTCAGTGCATTAAATGATGCCTTTAGCTCATTGGAGGATGCTAGGATGCAGAACATGCAAACAAGAGCCAATGATGAGCTATCTGCATTGGATGCCAAGCACAAAAAAGAGTTAGAAGGTCAGAACTTAACAGCTGAACAAAAGAAAGCAATTGATGACAACTATGCAGCTGCAAAGTATCAGATTGAGCTTAAGAATTTCAATGCACTTGAGGCTATTAAAAAGAAACAATTTGAACGTGACAAGATTCTGAGAATAGGTCAAGCAGCTATAGATACTGCATCAGCTATTGTGAAAGGGATTGCTCAGTTTGGTCCTCCTCCATCACCAGCTGGTATTGCTGCTATTGCATCAGCTGCCTTGATTGGTGCTACACAAATAGCTGCTATTGCTGCAACAAAGTATCAATCAGGAACTGCGCCAACATTTGACACTAGCGGAGGTGTATCTGCTGGAGCTTCAGCCAATGAATTAGGTGGTGCCAATGCTAACACAAATACACAGCAGACTGATCTTACTGGATTGGCTGCACAGCAATCAGCTGGAATCAATCAAGTGTATGTCTTAGAGTCTGACATCACTGGCACACAGAACAATGTGGCTATTCAGAACAAGCTCAGTGTATGGTAAGAAATTTAACTTGTGAGCTCCCTCTCATCCACTGATCTGAGCATGAGAATGAGCCATAAAGGTCCAGCAATTGTTGGGCCTTTTTTGTGTCACTGCCTAGCTTCAGATTTTGTCCAGGTGAATGTGGTACCTGGTAGTAATTAAGATAGAGAGATTTCACAAAGTGATTGTGGCCATCCCAAGATATTGAGTCAAACAATTCAATGAGCTTCTGACTATCCATCATCACTGGCTGATGACATTCAAAGTTTATTGTGGTGCATCCCATTGCTTTGAGTACATCCATAGTATTTTGACAAGCCTCCTGATATGTTGGTGCATGAAGGTCATTGATCATCAGATTGCCATTTGATATCACTGTATCCTCATTGAATTTGGGACCAATAAAGAAATCATCATTCATGTATAGGAACTTGCCGCCAATGTGCCTAGCAAATGTAAGCAGCTTGTGAGTCACATCACATCCTCTGACAGATGACCTTGCATCAGGGATGAGATTATTGTATCCTCTGACATGATCACCAATGATATAGACTTCTGCATTAGGATATCTCTTTAAGGCCCAGTTAATGGAGTGCTGTACTGTGCTGCCTTCCTTACCTTGTTTATGTGGGTATACTAGAATCATGGAACAAAAATACATATTATCTAATATGATGAAGGAATTGCCTATTTATGAAATCTCAATTGACTTGAATGAAGCAGAGACATCTGTGGAATTTAATTCACTAGTGAGAGATCCAGCGCATGAGATAAGTTTTCAAACATTCTCACAAGCTAAGAAATTTCAATTCAATGATGAGGAGCAAGTAATCACCGGTGTGGCTATCTCTGCTGATACACCTATCTATAGATTTGATGAGGATAGCAATGAGGAGTATTATGTGGTATTCACAAAGGCTGCTATCAAGGACATCATTCATGATTATGCTAGGAGAGGCAACTTCAACAATGTAAATATTGAGCACAATTCATCCAATGTAGTTGATGGGATCTACATGATCCACAGCTATCAGATAGATAATGACAAAGGATTCACAGCTCCTGAAAGATTCCATGATGCAAATGATGGCTCTTGGATTGTCAGCTACAAGGTAACTGATAAAGATGTATGGGAGAAAGCTAAGGAGGGCAAGTTTACTGGCTTTAGTGTTGAGGGATATTTTCAGATCACAGCAACAGATCGCACTATTGAATCAGAGATGATGGCACAGATATTCAAGGCATTGAATGATCTAAATGGAACAATTAAACATAGTATAATTAAATAACAAACAAATGAACGAGAACTTCAAAAAAGTAATGGATGCAATTGCTGACATGAAAGCAATGTTTTCAACATCTGCTGAAGCTACTGAAACAACAGAAGCTCAAGCATTTGGTGAGGCAGTTTTGCTAGATGGTACAGCTGTATCATATGAGGGTGAACTAGCAGTAGGTACCACTGTATTTATTGTTGCTGATGGTGAGCAGATTCCAGCTCCTGAAGGCACACATGAATTAGGTGGTGAGTTTACTGGAATCAAGATCATAACAGATGCCAATGGTGTAGTGTTAGAGGTTATTGATGAGAGAGCAACAGAACAAGCAGCAAGCTCTGATGAGTTTCAAGCTATTGACATTGAAGAGATGCCAGCAGCACTAGAGAGAGCTACAGAGGCAATCGCAGCAACTTTGAACATTGAAATGGGGCAAGCATATGACATTGCTACGGCAGTCATTGCAGCTATCAATGCAGAAGAAATGAAAGAAGAATCAATGAGTGCTGAGCAAGTAGAATCAATTGTGAATGCAAAGATGTCATCATTCTCTACAGCTGTAGAAGCTATAGGTGAAATGATGCAGACTATTGCTTCAGATAATGAAACACTTCGCACTGAGATGGCAGCAATGAAAAATGATTTTGAATCATTCAAAGCAATGCCTTCTAACAGCACAACTGAAAGCGAGAAATTCGCAAGAACAAATAGCACATTGACATCACGTCAATTATTCCTTAAATCACAAATTAAATAACAAAGAAAATGAGCTTAAAAAAGTTTATCAAACAAAAATTCGACTATGATGTGTCAGGTTTGGCAGCATATGTAGACGAGCAAAGAGAAGATCTAATCACTAGATCAGTAACTGAAGCTAAAACTTTACGTTACATTACAATTCAAGAAGGTATCAAAGGATCTGAAGAGATCAAATTGTTGGATGACACTTTGACTTATCAAGCTGGAGATTGCGAAATGACACCAGCTGGAGATACTATCTTCACTGATCGTGCAATTGCTGTTGAGACTCTTGGATACATGAAGAGATTCTGTCAAAAAGACTTGGCTGGATTTTGGACTCAATTGGCTTTGCGCCCAGGTGCATCTGCTGAGGACAAAGAACTTCCTTTTGAAGCACAAATCACTAACTACCTTTTGAGCTTACATGCTCTTGAGTTAGACAAATTGATTTGGAAAGGTAACAAAGCAACTGGTACTGGCAACCTTCAGTGGATGAATGGATATCGTCAATTCTTGACTACTGCTAATGGTGCTGTAAACCTTAACACTTCTGCAACTGCAAGCATTGATGCATCTAACGCTTATGATGTATTCTATGAGTGTTTTACAAATACACCTGAAGCTGTAGCTGAAGCTGCTGATTTCGTATGTTTCGCTGGCCGTGAGAACTTCAACTACTTGATGAAGAACTTGGTAGATCTTAATTTCTTCCACTATTCTCCAGCACAAATTGCTACAATGGAAGAGATCATTGTACCAGGTACAGATATGCGAGTTGTTAAGGTACCAGGATTGAATGGTCTTGACAATATCTACACTGGGAAAG